TTGGCTGCAAGCTTTGCTTCGAAGGGGCTGAGCTCAGTCACGCCAGGGGTTTCCGCTCTCGAGAAGTGCGATCGGGTCCGGGTGGGGTGCGATCGTGTTGAGGCCTACGCGTTCGTCGATGAAGAACGGCGTGTCCGGCGACTTGCGGTTGCGTCCGAGGGGCAGCCTCATCAGGTTGCCCAGGTCTTTACCTTGCAGGGACGTCTGCTTGGGGAAGACCTCGATCGACAGATTCGGGTACCCGTGGAACGGGTCCTGGTCGATTGACTGGTAGAAGTTGTTGCCCGCGCTAGGTGCCCAGCCACCAGCCAGCTGGAGCACCATCTGTGCCGCATCCTGTGCGGCCTTGGCGCTGATCGATCCGGTGAAGCCGTAGACGTGCAGACCCTTGCTTCCGCTGTACGCAGTCGCTACAGGGATTTCCAGCTCTTCGTACACGATGCGCGCCAGCTTCGCGGCGGTCATGCGCAGCTGATACTTCAGCCACGGGCGACCGGGGTGGGCGCGATTGAGCCAGTCGGTTCGCGGGTCCATCGCGTAGCGCTGAACCAGTGCGTCATACTGCTCGTTCGTCAGATCGTCGGTGACATTCGTCAGATCAGGCAGGACGCAGTAGCTTCCGGTGAACGCTGGACCCTGTGCATTCTCCGGCTTGTTTGTGCGCAGGTCGATGTCGAAGGCGAACAGCTTGCACTGGTCTGCTGTGTCGACGAGGTAGTGTCCGTACGTCTGCGTGCCGGCGAGGTGCTCCTCGATGTCCGACATCTTCCACGGGTGCAGGTCGCCGCGTGTGCCGTCCGGGTTCCAGTCCGCAACGGGAGCATAGTCACCGTTGTCCTTCTGCCGGGCCTTTGCGTCACGCCGTTGGATAAACTTCTTGGCGATTACCGTCGCCATTGAATCGGTCACGAAAGTCTCCCACGTTGCCATTGGACGAGTTGCACGCACCGAAGGTACCGACCCCGGCCCCGCGCGACGGCCCACAATACACGCGGGGCGCGGGTAGGTCAACAGCCCTATCCTACCCGACTGGAGTATGTCCGGTATGCCCGTGGTACACTCCCGCACATTGTCTGCCATGAGGAGAAGGACCGTGACTAAGGTCTACATGCGCAACCCTTATGACTACATAGACCAGTTGGTGAATGCGGACTACCGCGCAATCTCCTGGGATATGGGGTCATTCAAGAGGCGCAGCATTGACCCGCTGATGTTCCTGCGACACCGCCTCGGTACGGCGCGTCCGTGGGAACTGATGACCATTGCGGTCGAGGGCGCGAGCATTTACAACGAGCATTCCGTCGACCTCGATAAGCCCATTGCGGTCTACCCCTGCTGGCTACCCAGTCAGGGGTTCGATCAGCTCGCTGACCTGTGCGAACGTCCTGTCTCCGAGGATCGGGCGGTGCGTAACAATGTCAACGTGCCTCGCCGGTTCCGTCCTGTCGAGGGTCAGGATCATTGCGTTGTGATCTATGACTTCAAGGACATCAACACCATTGACGGAATGAACTGGTTTCGTCAACTGCGAAAGGTTATCGCGCAATATCCTGACGTGAAGTTCATCGCACACGGCACGGCATCCTTCCGCATTATCTTCGGCGGGGACTTCGACGCCGCAACAATCAACCCGTGGTTCTCCGCACAGAATGCTCAGATCATGTTGCCCAATGGCAACAAGGTTCAGCGCAGCGAGATTCGCAAGGTAATGCCGTGGATCAAACTCCTTGGCTATTCCATTCGGCGCGTTAATGAGCGCGAAGACATTTGCGCATACAACATCGAGGCCATTCGCTGGGCGGCAGACAACTACCTCCAGAACGTGGACTTCAAGCTCGCTATTGAGCACGACATCGACACCAATACACCTGGTGGGCAGTATGAATTGCGTGACGCGCGCACGTCCATTTACGACACGCGTTCGGCGGTTGCGTTCAAGCCAGGCGACGGGGTAATCTGCGACGCATGTTCGGTGGCTCCCAAGTGTAAGTTCTATCGAGAAGGGGCGGTGTGCGGAGTGTCTAAGACCGAGGCAGGAAAGCTGGCGCAGGCGTTTGGCTCGCGCGATGCCGACACCATTCTCGATGGGCTGAGCCGGATCGCGGAGATTCAGGCGGAGCGCGTGGGGCTGGACCTGGAGAAGGAAGCCGCCACAGGCGAGCGCATGCCGGACACGGACAAGCGACTCAAGGACCTGTTCGATAGCGGACAGAAGATTGCACGGCTGCGCAAGCCCGAGCTCAACGGAAAGGGCGTGCAGGTCAACGTCGGCATGGTGGGCGGTGGCACGATGGTCGTTCAGTCCACCCCGCAGGAACTGATCGCGGGCGCAGTGCAGGCACTCGAGGCTCGCGGCGTTCCGCGTGACAAGATCACCGACGACGTGATTGTGGGCCTGCTGGAGTCGGTGGCGCACCGCGACGGTGCCGCCAAGATCGAGGACGTTATCGACGCAGAGCTGGTTGACTGATGCGCAGTTGGATCGCGCCCTACAAGGGTGGCTACTGCGCGAAGTGCGCTGTGTGCAACAAGATGACCTATGGTGACTGCGGGCACAAGCAGCCTCCGCACGGTCCGCCTCCTACCAACGTACCGGCGACGGCGGTGAAGCGATGAGCATGGACATTGCTGTCATCACAGCGGAGCTCAACTTCCTCAAGGACAACCCGGCGTTCTGGCAGCGACCGGCAACCATCACGGAGTTCCTCGGACCTGACTACCTCAACATCAGCGACCGGGTTCGACCGGGACTCCGTCGTGCGCTGGTAAAGATCTTCGGCAAGACCGTGTCGGCCAACGTCATCTCGCGCGTGCGGCGCGCACTGGTGACCGGTGGTATCGGTATCGGCAAGACGACGTTCGCCTCCATTGCGATCCCGTACATGGTGCACTGGGTGAGCTGCCTCAAGAATCCGCAGAGCTACTTCAACCTCATGGACGGCTCGCGCATTGCCTTCATGCTGATGTCCACCACGGAGAACCAGGCCAAGGAGGTTCTGTTCGGGGACATCAAGGCGCGCATCCAGCACAGCCCGTGGTTCAAGAAGAACTGCATGTACGACGACACGTTCAAGAACCAGCTACGCTTCCCCAAGGACGTGTGGGTCCTGCCTGGTAACAGCGCGGAGACATCGTTCGAGGGCTATAACATTCTCGGTGGCATCCGTGACGAGAGCGATAGCCACAAGCAGACGAAGGATAAAGACTTCGCCGAGGCTGGCTACGACACGATCCATGCTCGTATCGACAGCCGGTTCAACGATCCCAAGTCAGGGGACCACCGCGGTCTGCTCATCGTGATTGGGCAGATGAAGAAGGCCTCCGGCTTTATGGCGAAGAAGAAGAAGGAGCTCGAGAAGGACCCGAAGGCGCTGGTCGTCTCGATGACCATTTGGGATTCGCTCGGCTGGTCGCCCAACGGATCGCACCCTGGCTTCCTCAAGAAGGACGGGACGCGCGACAGCTTTTGGTACGACGTGAAGCGCAAGCAGATCATCCCGAACCTCGTCGCCACCAACCTGGTCGAGAACGAGTTCATGATCGAGGTGCCCAATTCCTACCGGGCCAACTTCGACAACAACCCGGAGAAGGCGCTGCGTGACCTCGCCGGGATTCCGCCCGCCTCCGACCAGCCGTTCATCTCGCTGGTGGATCGCATCGACGAGTGCACGGAGCGCTGGGAGGAATCACACCGACTCAAGGACGGGACGGTTCCGGTGCCGGTAGGCACCGACCCGGTACGCCCCAGCCTGGGCCGATCGGTGGTCGCGGGTGATTCGCTTCGACGCGCAATGCACATCGACATCGCCACTAGTGGAGATGGAGATGCACTCGGCCTAGCAATGGGCCATGTGCGCGAGCTGGTTGATATCGATGGGGAACTCAAGCCCTACATCGTGTTCGACTTCCTGCTGCGGATCAAGGCCGCTCCCGGTACCGAGATCATGCTGTCCGATGTGCGTCAGATCATCTACGACCTGAAGGATGAGCGCGGCTACAGGATCAAGGCCGTGACCATGGACGGGTTCCAGTCCACCGACACCCGCCAGCAGCTGAACAAGAGGCGCATCGCATCGGACTACCTCTCGGTGGACCGGCAGCTCGCTCCGTACTACGACCTGCGCGAAGCGATCTACGAGCGGCGCATCGAGTTCCCCAAGTACATGACGTTCCTCAATCGTGGCGAAACGCAGACGGTGGAGATCGCACGCAAGGAACTCATGGAGCATTCCGAGCAGGGCAACAAGGTGGATCACCCCAGCAGTGGGTCGAAGGACGTGGCCGACTGCATGGCAGGTGTGGTCTATACCCTCATGGGGGATCGCGCATATCGCCGTGTTGCCATTGCCGCCCCTGACGGGTATGGTGAGGTCGCTACCGACAGTAGCACAAGATCACCAGTGAGCTTCGGCCCCGATACGTCTCTCGGAGGCAGCCTGTACCCGTCGTCATCGGGCCTCGATGGAATGCGAGCCCCGGTTCCCGGTTCCAGTCTGATCCCTGATCGCATCATCGCGCCGCGCCCGTACTGAGACGGAGATGTGATGACCGGACTGGTGGACGCCAAGGGGCGGCCTATGTCGAGCAGCAGCCCCAGCCTCTTCAAGAAGGCTGCAGCGCCCACGCTTGGCGAGGCCTTCGGCCCGTGGGCTGGACGCGACCTGACGTACATGCAGATGCCGGGCGGCGGTGTCGTGCAGTTCGATCTGTCTCGACTGACGCTGTCGGACTTCCGGCAGATGTCGAGCCACTACCAGATCAACTCGTCCATCTCGGTGCTGACGTTCATGCTGCACCAGCTCGACTGGACCGTCGAGTGCAGCAACGCCCGGATCGGTGCGCGCGTCGAGGAGAACCTCCGCGAGGTCTGGACCCGGCTAGTGCGTGCGCTGAGTCAGGCATTCATCTTCGGCTACTCCCCGAACATCCTCCAGTGGGAGAACGACATCGCATCGCGCGGCATCGTCCTCACCAAGATCAAGGACCTGGTACCCGAGGAGGCGTCGGTCAACTGGAAGCTGGTGGACGGCGCGCTTCCTCCGGGTTCGCCTGCCGGTCAGGTTCCCCCGAAGATTCGCGTCTACGACGGGATCAAGCAGCTCGGAGTCAACCAGCCGATCCCGCAGCAGAACAGCTTTTGGTACCCGCTGCTCATGGAGAACGGCGACTACAACGGGCGCAAGCTTCTCAAGTACGCGTTCCAGCCGTGGTACTTCAGCACGCTCATGCACCTGTTCAGCAACCGGTATTTCGAGCGCTTCGGCGAGCCGGTTCCCATTGGGCGTGCGCCGTCCGATGAGAAGGTCACGCTCGCTGACGGCACCACGCAGAACGCGAACGCCTACATGGCGAACATGCTGCAGAGCATCCGGTCGCGTGCGGCTGTGGTCCTGCCCTCGGAGCGGCTGACGGATGCGACCGGTTCGCCGTCCGACCACTACGAGTACGAGATCGAGTACCTCGAGTCGCAGATGCGTGGTGCCGACTTCGAGCGGTACATGACGCGACTGGACGAGGAGATGAGCCTCGCCCTGTTCACGCCGCTCCTGCTCATGCGTACCGCCGACGTGGGTTCGTACAACCTCGGCGTGTCCCACATGCAGATGTACCTGTGGCAGCTCAACGCCCTGGCTGCGGACTGGGCCGAGTACATCAACCGCTACATCATCTCGCCCATGGTGGACTTCAACTTCGGGACGAACGCTCCGCGGGCGAAGATCAACTTCTACAAGATGGGCAAGACGCAGGCCGAGACGAACCGGGCAGTGCTCGCAGCGCTGCTGCAGAACGGTGCCGTCAAGGTGGACCTCACCGAGCTCGGACAGGCTACCGGCCTGACGCTCGAGGAGGTCCAGAACGTGACAGAGCCTGTCGCTGCACCGTCCAACCCGGAT